GCCCCGTTTCCTGCGGCCCGATATTTGATCCCCGGCTTATTCATCTTGGCATCATTGATGATGTTTAGATTGTGCTGGCGGGTTTTGTTAATCGTAAGCGCCGGGCGCTCGTCGCGCTGCCGATCGTTCCACATGCGCGTAGGCCACTGGTATTTATTGTCCGGATCTGCGTTCGCAAACTTCAAATCATCAAGAAAAAGTCTCCGGGCGTAGCTTTCCCAATCCTCGCAGCGCCGGAACCTGTCTTGCGCCCGCTTAAAAATCTTCTTGAACTTTTCTTCAGTTTCGTGTTTCGGCTGTGCCATTTGCTATCCCAACCATCCAAGGCTTTCGCCAAATTCCTGCGCCCGACCCAAAAGGCCACTATGTTTTTTCATCGCCCCAACAATCCGCTTCGACCTTGAGTCCACCGACCCTTCGCTGGACGCAATCGCCATGTAGCGGAAAGCGTCTGCCGCGTGAGAAGACCAGTCATGCACGGGCTCCGGTGAAAGGCTTTCGGTCACAGGGTTTTCTTCATAGTGATAATGGCGAAGTGCATGAAGAAGCTCCTTTTCGCAACGAGCTGCGTCGAACCAGCATGTTGGAAAGATGCTCCGCGCAGCGATAAGGCCGTCGAATTTCGAAAGGCGCGGGACAATCCGGACCCGGAAGCCTGCGTCTCGCATTTGTTCTTCGATGGACTTTTTTGATCCAAGGGTTTTTGCTCTTGCGTCGTGAGGCAACCAACAAATCCCATATTCGTAAAGCTCCCCAGAACTTGATCTCCGTGTGCGGAGGGCATTTATGTAATGATCTAAACCTTTAAGTCTATTCTGGTAATAATCAATTATCCGTCTCTGCATTCCTACATATTGTTCAAAAATGATAGCTGTATGGTCACTCCGACCCAAGTCCCAATACAAATTAACAACAGAAGAAGAATGATGTGGAACATGCGTGATCCGGCCTTCTTCCGCGCAATCTCGAAGTTCTTCCGCATAAACCGCCCCTTCCAGCGCTTTCCGGCATTCCCCCTCCCAAACATGCAGATAGGCATCGCGATCTTTGGCCTTTAAGTCCAGCATTTCCTGTTTGAGAACCTGCGGAAACCAAGGATTATCTCGCCAAGAAATCTTTTGAACTATCGCATTTTTAGGAGGAGATAACACAAAACGCTGGTAAGTATCATCGGACTCAAGCTCAGGGTTAAACGAAACCCATATCTCAGAACCCTCCTTACGGATCGTAGGAATAAGAACTTCCCATGAGTTCTTCGTGACCTTGTTCGCCTCCTCGACCCAGCAGATGTCCACACCTTCGTATGACTTAATCTTCGTGACATTGTTGCGAATTCCTTCAAAACTAAATTCGCTCCCTGTCGATGGGCAAAAAATCCTCGCTTGTTCGATCTGGTAAAAAGGTGAAAGGCCCAAGGACTCGATTTGGTCAGAAAGGATTTTGTGGACCGAGTCCCTTATGGAATTCTGCAATTCACGAGCGCACAAAATACGAAGTTCCCGCTTCGCGGCAAGCACCACCAGCGCCCTCGCCATCCCCCAACTTTTCGACCCACCTCTCCCGCCGTAAAGCACCCGATACCTTACGGGCAAATCATTGACCTTTGGCCAGAAAAGACATTGAAGCTTTTCTGGCCACTCCACAACTTTCGCGGCATTTTGTTGTGTTAGGTCCATTCGATATTCAATTCCAAATGGGTTTAATCATTTGGCCTTTTTGTTGAAAGCCGCAAGAGCTTTACGGTCCATGGCCTGCTCTTTTTTCGAGCCTTCCTTGATCCCTTTCGCCGCAGCCTTCTTGTCCATCTTTTTGTCCATCGGGGACTTCTCCCAATCCTTCATGGACATCTTTTTTGAAGCCTTACTCATGGCCTTACCCATGGCCTTACTCACAGCTCATGCCCGCCGAGTTTCTTGGAGCTTTTCGCGCCAGAATAAATCTTCTTCTCTTTCGGGTCTTTTGAGATCTCTTTTGTCCGTTCAGAAACTTGCTTTTCTTCCTGTGTCTTTACAGTTTTCATCTCAGCCATATTCATAGCTGAAAGTTTCTTCACCATAGGCAGAGCATTCTGCGTCCGCTTATGCCCACCATCACACATTCTTGATTTGTAATACGCTGCTGCGCCTACACCTGACAGTTCTGCACTCATGGTTCAATCCTCATCCTTAAATCTGTCCCACAACTTAAACCCGATCTGCAGGGACAAATAAATGCAGCCGAGTATTGGAGCAAAAATCGAAGCAGCTTGTGAAATCGGTTGGATCGATTGGAGCCACATTGGTGAAGAAATCATCCCGGTCGCCACAATCGCCCCAGCCTTCTCACTTGGAGTAGAAAAGATCGAGTTTATAAGTTCAAGCAAGGAGTGATCGTGGTGGACAGGCATCAGCTTAATCCTAACAATGATTTCAGATCAGCCACCGTTAGTCCTGCGGCAGCAAGCCTCTCCGCCGGAGTCGGCTCTGGTGGAGCAGGAGGCGGGACGTATGGGTTAGGCGTGTTGCCTTCAGCGAGCCAAGCGAGATAGGCTTGATAGTCGGTGTTGGCGGGGTCGTTAGGGATGCAAGCGCCGTCTTCGTCGCGGATAATATAGCTATTAGATGTAAGAGTGTAGGTCATTTATAGCTCCGCGCTAAATTGAGCGTTCAAACTAATTACAGCATTGTATGCCGTTGCAGACCAATTAGCTGCAGAATTGTAAAGATATACGTTATTAGGCGTATATCCTGCGACAGCAACAGTTCCATTGTTACCGACTGATGCCGTAAAGGCTGCTGAGCCATTTATAGTTGGACTTGCTCTCATAATTTGAGGAAAAGGAACCACTGGTGGCAATAATTGATTTACTGCGCCGTTCGTTCCAACCTGTCCGTTTACAGCCCAAAAATAGCGTTGTGCTAGAGCGATTTCCTGCGCATACAGCCTACGCTCGAACGGCGTGGCGACTGAGCCGACTTCTAGTTGGACGCCGGTGATGTAGAAGGTTGCGCCGTTGGTGCCGACTACGGATTGAGCGCCGGTGGCTGAAACATAAACTGAACTTGACCAAGAACCAGCAGTTCCAGAATATGTAGTTCCGCAACCAATACTAAAATATATTCCTAGTCCTGTCCCATTGTTAGTAAGCCAAGTTCCAGTAGTATCTCCCGTAACTGTTATTGTTTTTTGTTCCCAAGTATTTGCCGATGAAATTGTATAACTGAACGCGTAACATCGCGAGCTTCCACTATTCTGTAAAGCCCCACCAAAAGTTCCTGTTAAAGAACTACGAACCCAAAAAGATATCGTAATAGTTTTAGCATTTGCAGTTCCAAAACCAAAATCCGCAATATTATATCCTTCGATTACCTGACCAAACGTAAAATAGTCTGTAGCACCAACTGAATAAGCAGAATTTGAAGTAAACCCTAAATAATTTGTGTATCCTGCCGGAGGAGTTACAGAACCGGCATTTTGCTGCCACGTTCCTTTTGTTGAAAGAGAAGAAGCAAACGTCCAGCGATCTATCGTATATCCAATCGCCGTTCCACTCGCCCCCGCATTACGCTGATCTATCCGCATATCGCCATTAATAATGCGGTTACGCAGGAAGCTCGAACCCATCTGAACAGTGCCAGATGTCAAGATTGATCCACCTCCTGTAGCAACAAGATTTCCGCTACTCGAAATTCTAAACTTTTCTGAGCCAGGGGTCCCAATTCCTTGCGTATAAAACACAATTGCCGAAGGCGTTAAACCAGTCGTCGGGGTCGTATCGACAACTGCCGCAACCGCCGTGCTATAATCATAACCCAAACCATTCGGATCAGCTGTATTCGCGGAATAAGCTCCCCATCCAAAATACCCTAAAGTATCTCCAACCTGCGTGAATGCTGGAACCGCGTAAGTTCCTCTCGCATATGACGCATAAAACCCTTCGCCATTTCCAATTGAACTGATGTTTGCAAGTTCAGTAAAATACAATTTACTAGATGATTGTGTGTAATAATTTGAATACCAACCAGAAACATTCGCCCCAGTTTCTTGTGTAACTTGAATCGGAACTTGGGGAGTCGCGGTGCCAACTCCAAGACGATTGTTTACGCTATCCCAAAACAAATATTGGCTACTCGCAAATCCGCCTGTGCCAGATCCGTAAATAATTTGTCCTCCAGCCTGCCCGGCAGGCGTAGCTGTATTTAATTGACTCCAAATTTTTGTAGCAAGTGCTACAAAAATCCCCGTAATACCTTTCGGCAGCAAGATTCCAGACGCACCCGGAGCGCCGTTAATCGTGGAGCCTCCCGCAGCGAAAAGGCGCAAATCATTTGCACCATTGTTCGTGACGACCAAAACCTGCCCTGCAAGGGCCTGCGGCAAAGTCACACCCGCGCCCGTCACCGGCACAGAAGTGATATTCGTAACCGCATTGACAATCTTCGTGGACGTAGCCATCGTCCCGCCAGATGTCGCACTCGCAGAGGCCGTTGTTGACCAATACGGATTTGCTACCGTTACGTTTAATTGGTCGCCGTCAGTTAAGCGATATCCGGGGGCAAATGGTGTTGGCGTCGTCATTCAGCTTGTCCTTCATTCGCGGCGAGTTTACCATCTCGCTCCCCTTTATACCACTCCAGATTTTCTTTCAAACGGGCGTCATTTGGCTCAAGTTCGCAAGCAATTTGGCCTTGATGCAACGCTGTATCTCGCAAACCTAAATGCCAAGCAGATAACGCCGCCAGATCGTGCGGTTCAAACCCCCAAGACGCAGGCTCTGAGGTATAGACATATTCACGCTGTGTGATCGACAGGGCCCGCATTGCCGCGCCGAAGCACTCCGGCCATTTGTGCTGATTATGGTAAAGTCGCGCTAGCGCCATCCAAGGCTCTCGCGTGTGTGGAGCCTCCGCCACGGCCTTGTGATACCAGCTTTCAGATTGCGCCTGATCGCCAATTGCGCCGTAAGCCTGCCCCAGCACCCTCATGGCGTAGCAGCGGTCATTCACCCACGTCGCCTCCGGCATCTCAAGGTATTTCTTCAAGGCCTCAATCGCCTCGTCCCATCGACCATAATACGAAAGTTCGCGGGCGTAATAAAAGGCATTGCGCGGGCAACGCGGGTCTTCTTTAACTGACAATTCCAAAAGGTCGAGATAATGCCCTCGGCTTTTGTCTGGGTCCGGGTGATGCGTAATCAACATCATGTCAGAATGCGCCCAGACTTCTTCAATGCGCAGGTCGTGGCGGATATGCT